AGCAGATCCCCAGCAGGCCGCTCGACATCACGATGTCGCCGCGCTGTGCCAGCGCTGCAGGCACGCTCTCGAACTTGGCGTCCAGCGTTGCGGCCAAGGTTCCTCGGCCGAGGCGGCGCAGCGCGCGAGCGGAGCCGATCGCCGTCGAATAGCGGCCGCGGAATTCCGGCATCGGATCAACGCCGGTCATCGCCTCAACGGCGCCGGCGGCGAACGTGCAGCAGTCGTGCTGCCCCCAGGCGAAAGCGCGCAGGCGAAGGGGTTCGAGATACGCGGCGAGCCGCGCATCCCAGTCGGGATAACGATGCATGGCGTTCCTCGTTAGGTGCGGCGGTTGGCGCCGTTGGCGATCGCGATCGCGAGTTCCGCGGAGCGGTCACCCGGATCGTAGTTCTGCTGATCGAGGTATGTCCGGTTCGACGCCTGGCCGAAGAAGGCGAGGTAGCTTTCGACGCTCAGCTGGATCGTTTGCGTCGTCCGATCGCCGACGATCCGCGGCACCGACATATATCCGGTGTAATAGGTCCACAGCGCACCCAGCTGGGTCAGGTCCGACGGGTTCAGCATCGCGCGCCAAAGCCGGCAGTCCCGGCCGACGAAGTTCGCGCGGTTGCCGATCTGCGTCATCAGCTCGTCGTCGACGCCGGCGAGGCCCGACAGCGTCAGCGTCAGCGTGTCGCTGCCACCTTCGGCCGCGCGCACCGTGCCGATCGACACCATGCGCGGATCCACGGCGGTAAAGGTGAAGCCGTCGAGATCCTCGTCCCCGGTACCGCTGAAGGTGAAATTATAGGGCGCGTTGGTGACGCGCACCGGGCCGTCAGCCAAGTCGAGAAAGCAGAACGACACTGGCCGGCGGACACCCGCGGCAAGTGCGTCCTGCGCTGCCTGATCGGGGCGGCTCAGCATCAGAATGCTTCCTCGCAAGCGAACGACACAGCGTAGTTTTGCCCGATGCCGACTGACCAGCCATTGCGCGCGTCAGACATCGCCATCACGGCGTAGGGGCGGCGCACTTCGATCGGCGCGCCGTCTGCCGGCGACAGGCGCAGATAGGGCTTGATCGACAGGATGGCTTTACCCTCCGCGTTGGCGATCACAGGAGCGCGCAGCATCAGCAGCTGATCGCCGACCGTGACGAATTGCCCGCGCCGCAGCTTCTGGCCAGGGCCTCCCCAGCCTTTGGTGGCGAGCTGCAGCCCACCTTGTGCGGCACCGTCGACGCTGACCGACGGCGCGCCAGGCATCTGGTCCCGCTCGACGGCAACCAGGCGGAAGCTGTTGGCAATGCCATCCAGGTCAACCAGGAACGCGCGCCAGTCGAGCACCCGCCCTTCGCCGAGGATCGGCGGCAAGGTCACCTGTGCATACCAGCGGGGCGCTGCGGTCAGGATCGTGACGCGCCGTCGGCCGGTGAATTCGCCGCGGTTCACCTGTGCGGGCTGATCGATATCCCAGTCGATCTGCGCCGGTATCGGCGCCGCCGGGAATGGAATCAGCATCAGCCCCATCCTCCCGGCAGGCTCGGCCGGCGCAGCCGCGCGATCGTGCGCGACTGCGCGCCGGCCATGATCGGCTCGGCCGCCGCGCCCACGGTGCGGATCGAAAGGTCTTCCATGCGCGCGTCGAACTCCTTGGTCGGGCTGACACGAATGTTGCCGGTCACTTCCAGCTGCTCGGCGCGCCGCTCACCCAGCGCCTTCTGCGCCGCCGTAATGCTCGGGTAGCGTGGCAGGCTCGGCAGCGATGGAAGGCCGCCGTCCGCGAAGCGCGGAAACGTGCCCTTGTTCATTGCGTCGATCAGCGGCCAGTATTGCTGCACCGCCCGCTCGTTCACGATTCCCTCGCCGTTCGAGACGAGGATGGGCGACGCGCCGCCGACGAGCGCCAGGATGCTGTCCGAGCGACCGGAGCCAGGGCCGCGGATGATGCCGCGATCGACCGACGGCTTGCCGCCGCCGGCAAACCCGGGAAGCCCGCCATCGGCAAAGGCGGGCACCAAGCCGCCGTCCTTCAGGCCGAAGAAGCTGGTTCCGACCGCCGAGACGATCGCCTTCTGGATCGCGAGCCGGATCAGATCCTGAATGACCCCGTTCACCACTTCGCCGGCAACGCCGCGGATCTTCAGCAGGTCGGTGACCGCGTTTGCGGCGGCCCGGCTGCTCGCATCCTCGAGCGCGCCGAAGCCGCTTGCCGCAATGCCCTTCAGCGCCTCGTCCATGTCCGACGTCGCATCGACCAGCCGCTGGCCATAGGCTTGCAGCGGATCCGCGTTCTGGCGCTCGAGCGCTTCGCCACGAAGCGCATATTCCTTCGGCGTCTGTTCCAGCCGGCGTTGGAGGCCGGCCTTACGCTCCGGATCCCGCTCGTTGGCGATCTGCGCCCGCAAGGCGACTTCCACCTGATCCTGCTCGATCTTCAGCAGCTGGCGCGCGATCGTGCGACGATCGGCCGCCGTGGTGGCAAGTTCACCTTGCAGCCGCAGCAGCGTAGCCTGGTCATCGAGCGAATTGCGCTCGAGTTCCGCCCGCTTCGCTATCGAGGCGGCCACCTGCCGGGCGCGAATGCCGGCGATCTCGGCCGCGGCATTCTGCGCCGTGATCAGCTTGACCGCATCGGCTTCGCCCTGCGTCCAGCGATCGAGCGACACGCCCTTCTGAACGGCTCGATCGAGATCCGCGCGCTGGCGCTCGACTGCCGCCACGTCGAGATCCGCAGCCTCGTCCGCAGATTCCACGCGCGAACGCTCGATGCGGTACCGCGCCTCCTGCGCCTGCGACAGCAGCGAGGCGTAGGCGTCCGCGTTTTGCGTGCGCCGGTTCTCCTCGGCTTCCTTGCGACGTGCGTCAGCCTGCTCGCGCCGGGCTGCACTGTCGCCGACGCCGCCGGCGTCTGTCGGGAATTTGCCGGTGCGCGGATCCACGGCCTTGCCGCCGCGGCGCACCTCGTAATGCAGGTGTGCGCCGGTGGATCGACCGGCGCCGTCCGTTCCCGGCGCACCGCCGGAATAGCCGATGACGTCACCGGCCTCCACGCGATCGCCAGGCTTGACGTTGAACTTGCTGAGATGGCCGAAGCGCGCCGTCGTGCCGCTGCCAAAGTTGATGTAGATCGCGTTGCCATAGCCTTGGCGTTCGCCGGCGACGTCGATCGTGCCGGCAGCTGGCGCGCGAATGGGAGTGCCCACCGGCACCGCATAGTCGATGCCCGCGTGCTGATGGCCGCTGCGCTGTTCCTTGAACTTGCCCGACACGGCCCCGCTGACCGGTGCAAGGAACGTGGTGAGCGGCGCTGCGGTGGCCGTGGTTTTCGCCGACTGCTGACGCTTCTGGGCGGCTTCCACTTCCGCCTTTTGCTGTTCGCGAAGGGTGCGGAGCTGCCGCGTCAGAATGGCCTCCACCGTACCTTCGGCGATGGCCCGCTTCTTGGCCTGTTCGATCAGGCCGTTGGCACCCTCGTAGCGGTAGTTGATCGCTGCGACTTCGTCGGTTGCCCGTTCGGCAGCCTCCCCAGCGAGTTCCGCACGGGACCGGAGCCGCGCCGCGTTTGCGTCGGCGATCGCCTTGTCGACCCGGGTCAGCGCGTCTTCCAGCTCTTTTATGCGCTTGCGCGCTTCGTTCGCGGCAACCGATGCGGTGCCGGCGACTCCGCCCGAGGCAGGCGCCTGAGCCGCAGCCGCGCGCGCGTCGTCGAGATCGGATTGCAGATCGCTGCGGCGCTCCTGCAGCTTCTCGAGCCGGCGCTTTGCCCGGATGTTCATCCGTTCCGCGTTCGACCGCAGCGCCTCGTTCTGCTTCTCGATCTCTTCGGTCATGGCGCGCACGTCATCGATCGCGCCTGCCTCGGTGGCGGCAAATGCCTTCTTCGCGTCGGCGGCGATCGTCGCCTTCTCCGCGTTCTCCTTGAGCTGGCCGGCTTCCTTTCCAGCCGCATCGGCACCCTCGAACAGCTTGGCTACCAACGGCGTGGCCACCACCAGCGCGCTGCTCAGTGCGATTCCCCAGCCGCCGCCGAGGATGCTGAGCACCTTGTTGCCCTCGCCGCCGATCATCTGCAGCGCCTGGATGACCTGGCCCGACTGTTGCGCGAAGATGATGCTGGCGCTGGTCCCAAGCGAATATTGCATCGAGATATCGCCCAGCTGGTAGCTCAGCTGTTGATAGCCGGCCCGGGCCTGGCCGCTGATCGCGCGCCCGCGCTGCTGGGCACCGGCGAGGCTTCCCAGCTGACGCTCGACGGATCCGAGCACCACCGCTTGCTCGCGGAGCGCAGCGGCCTCCTTGTCAGCTTCCACGGCGGCCGTTGCCGCGGCGACGGCATAAGCGCGGGTTGCCGCAGAGTTGCCGCCCGTCGCCTGGTCAGCGCGCGACGCGGCTTCCGCCACGATCCGCAGCGCCGCGGCCTTGTTCGTCGCCGCGTCGGCGGCCGCGCGCGATGCATTGGCGTCGAGGATCTGGACGGCGGCTTGACCGGTGGGGGCATTGGCCGCCTCGCGCGCGCTGGCGCCGATACGCCGGAACGTCTCGGTATAGGCACGCTCGGCCTCCTTCAGCCCAGCCGGCGGACCGCCGGCGCCGAGCTTCTGGAACTCCTTCTCGACTTCCTCGAGCACGTTGACGGCGGCGCTGCCGAACTCGTTGAGGACGGTGCGGCCGACCTTCATCGTGTTCTGCAGGCCGCGCACGTCGCCGTTGACGGCGAGGTACAGATCCTGGCGATTGTTACGAGCCATCGCCATCCCCCGTCATCATCGTTTGTTGGCTTCGACCCGGGCGTCGATCATCGCCCAGTATTCGTGCGGCGTCGCTCGCCAGAACTGGTCGGCCGACCAGCTGAAGGTATCGAGCGCCAGCCCCATCAGGCGGCGCCAGCGGTCCCCGTCGTCGCCGCTGCCGCCGCCTTCGCTTCCCCCGAGGCCTTCCTCCCGCCGCTGACGGCATCGGCCAGCACGGCGGTGAGCCGGAACGTCACACCCGCGACGCCCTGCTCATAGATCAGCTCGCCGATGCGATCGGCGTGGACCGCGCGGCCCATCTCGTCCTCGGCGCCCGCGCGGATCAGCTCGGCCGCAATCGCGCCGAGCTGGTCGAGGCTGAGCGCCCCGACGTTGCCCATCCGCACCAGCTCGAGCGAGGACCGCTCGGTCTTCGCCTCGATCGCCCGCATCGCCTGGTGGCTCGGCCGGAGGCGATAGCTGACGCCGGCGAGGTCGAGCATATGCTCGCCCCGCTCGGCGATTGCGGCCGCGCCGCTCACGCGGCTGCGCCGAAGTCGTCGACCGTCGGCGCACCCTTGTTCGCCATGTCGAAGGTGTAGGTGACCGGGCCGTCCTTGGGATGGGTGGTCGAGAAGTTGCCGACCGCGACCGGACCTTCGAACTTGACGATCTCGCCCTTCACGATGCGCACCACCGTCTCGGGCGGCGACGTCTTGGATACAGCCGCGATGCGCGACAGTCCGGGATCAGGCAGTTTGACGTTGCCGTTTGCCCGGATCGAGATCTTCTGCTGCCCGTAGGACGTGCTGCCGTACTGGCCGTCATCCTTGGTGCTTTCGTCGATCTCGTTCGACGATCGCGACCAGTCGAAGCTGATCTCGCCGCCGATCGGGTGGAATTCCTCGGCACCAGTGCCCTTCACCTCGATGCGCCAGTCGGCGCCGCGTTCCGTAGCCATGATTATGCTCCTGTCTTCCGGCGTCAGGCCGGCTCTGCAAAAAGTTCAAAGGATTGGAGGCCGGCGTAGGTCAGGCCATCCAGCCCGGCGCCGCTGGCGGATCCGGCGAGCAGCTGCACACCGGTGATCGCCACGCCCTCGGCCGCGATCGGCGCGTCGATCAGCGCGCGATGGTTCGCGTGCATGATCGCCAGCAATTCCGAGCGGTTCTCGCCGCGGTAGATCGTGACGACGTCGACGACGATCCGCAGCTCGGGATCATGCTTGCCGCCCTCGTTGGACCAGTCGAGATCGTCGATCTGGACGAAATTGCCTTCCTGATCCTGCGGCACATGGTCGAGCGCGACCGCGTCGGTAGCGGCGAGGCCGGCCGCGATCGCGACGAACACCGCGCCGCGGGCGGCTTCCACAAGGTCGATCTCGTTCATGTCGCGGCTCCCGCGGCCGGGAGCACCCGGGACCAATAATCAGCGATGCGCTGCACGGCGATCGCTTGCGCTGCCGGCAGGTGGACGAACTCGCGCGCGGCCCTCGGCTTCACCCGCATCTTGTACGGGCTGCCGATCGCGGTCCCGCGGTTGGGCCCGCGGCGTCGCAGCCGCGTCGACGCACCTTCGTAGATCACCCGGCGCTTGGTGCCGTTGCGGCCGTTGCCCTTCACCCGGCGCTTGAGCCGGCGCGTGACGAGAACGGTTTGGGCCTTGCGCCCGAAATTCACGAACCGGCCGTAGTAGCGGCTTCCCAGCGCCGTTCTTGCGCCGCGCCCGCCCTTGATGCCGAGCAAGCCAACCCGGGCGCGCAGCCGCTCGGTCAGCAGCTGGGTGGTCAGGCCGCCGCGCAGATGGCCGGTCTCGCTCGGCGCCGCGTCCTGCTGCGCAGCCGACACGTCGCGCGCGACGCGCCCGATCAGGTCGGCGAGTTCGTGCGCCGCGGCGATCGGCAGCCCGTGGAGGAAGGCGTCAGCTTCAGCGAGGCCGCGGATCTCGGCAGCCATCAGGCGGTCGCGACGGCGCCATCGGTGTCGGCGATGATCACGAGCTGCTCGCGCTTGCCGTCCGGATCTACCGCCGATCGAATGTTGAGATCCTCGCCACCGTGGCGGAGCTGATCCTTCGGCTCGATGTCGCCGCGCCAGCGGATCGTGACGCGATAGTGGCGAACGCCGCGCAGCACGCTGTCGCGCATCACCTCGCCACCGGTCTGGCCCAGCACCTCGGCCGGCACGCCGCCGGCGATCGCCGACCAGGTGCTTGTGTAGCCGCCTTTGCCGTTGGCAACCTTGACGGCACGCATGATGTCGACCCGCTGCCGCAGGCGCCCTGCAGCGAGCATCAGGCCGCGCCCCCGTCGTCGAAACGGCGGAGCGGCTCGAGCAGCCACAGCGCGGTCCGCGGCAACGTGCCCTCGGCTTCGCGGTTGGCGTACCAGGTCGCGACCAGGATCAGAATCGCCATGTTGGCGGCGTCCAGGTCGTCGCCGGCGAGCGTCGGCGCGTCACCGCGAACCGTGCGGCCGGTTTCCAGCTCCACCGTGCGGATAGCGCCGGCAAGGAGGCGCGAGAGGTGCGCGTCCTCGTCCGTCGCGCTCTCCGACAGGCGGAGCTTCGCCTTGATGTCAGGGAGCGCGACGAGCGTGGTCACGCCTTCATGCTCCGGGCGTAAGCGACCGCATCGGGATGCGTGTCGACCTTGCCGTCGCGCTCGAGCACGGCGAGCGCGTCCTGTGTGCCCGAGACGATATCGTCCGGCAGGTGCTCGTCGAATGCGAGCAGCACGCGCGCGTCCAGGATCACGGCCGCGTCGGTATCGTCATCGCTGCCCGGTGCGCTGTTCGGATCACCGGCGGGCGTCTCACGCGAAGCGCCTTCCGGCGCGTCCGCAGCTGCAGCTGCAGGCGGCGTTGCAGAAGCGGCCGCGGAGGTGTCCGTGGCTGGGGCATTCGCGGGCAGCGATGCGGCAGGTGCATCGGCCGGCGCCGGAGCAGCTACGGGCGCAGCTGCGGCCGCGGGTGGGGTAGTGTCAGCGGCGTTGCCCGCCGGCGTAGGTTTGCGCGCCATAATGCGCTCCTGTCGATCGAGGGAAAGGGGCGGCGCCGGCGCGAGGCCGGCGCCTATCGGCGGCTTAGGTTGCCGAGTGCTGGAAGTACTTGATCGGCTGGCCCGCCGAGATCGTCTTCCCGTCGCCGCGCGCCCAGGCGAGGAAGCCCACCTGGCCCCGCTTGGTGTAGGCGCTGTCGTCGAAGCGGAAGAGGGTCACCTCCATGACGTCGCGGATCATGAACTGCGACAGGTCACCGAACAGCACCGACTTCGCGTTGGCGGCCGGCTGCGGCATGTCCTGGTTGATCGTGTACTTGTAGCGCAGGAACGTATCCGGATCCTTCGCCGACAGGCCCGGCAGCCAGAGCGGCACGCCGGTCGTATCCTTCAGCTTCTTCAGGTTGCGAAGCATGAAGTCGTGGAACATCCAGCCCACGCCCGGCATCGCGCGGTACGCCGGATCGACCGAATGCTCGAGATCAACCATGTCGTCATAGGTCACGGTGGTGGTCGAGCCGGTGGCACCGACCTTGCCGGCACCGGCGGACGTCAGAATACCCGTCGGCTCGTTGGTGCCGGTGCCGATCGTGTACTTCTTGTTCTGGATGCGCGCGATGCGCATTGCGGCCGCGCGGCGCACGAACGCCTCGACGTCGATCCCCGGTCCCTGATCCTGCAGCAGCTCGAACGGCAGCGTGAAGACCTTGGACGAGAACTTGAACGCGCCGATTTGGGTCGTGCCGAAGGTCACGTCCTGGTCGGAGGCGGGCTGATTTTCCGCGACCAGCTCGCCCTCGACGCCGGTTTCATCAACCGTCGGCCACGGCAGCGCCGCACCGCCGGCGGTCGCGATCACGGTGGCGACGTCGCGCATGCCGCCGAAGGCCTTCAGCGCCTCGAGCAGCGCACCACCGAACCCGGCCGGGACCAAATAGCCGCCAGCAGCGCCGGTGCCGACGGACTGCGCGTTCTGCGGCACGCCAGTGCGCAGGGTGTCCATTTCCTCGCGGGTGAGGCCGCGCTCGCCGCGGATCAGGAAGTTGTTGAACGCCGCCTGATAGGCGCGGGCACGCTCGCGCTCGGGCGCCGGCATGTTGCTGATGTCGCGCTCGCGATTTTCCAGCGAGGCTTCGTCGGCGGCCGCATCGCCGTCGATCTTCGCCTGCTTCTCAGCGCGCTCGATCTGCGCATCGATGCGGTCGATTTCCGCATAGATCGCGTCGACCTGGTTCTCGATGTCCTTCGACCACTTCTCGCCCGTGTTGGTGTCGAGCAGGTTGCGGGCTTCCTTCGCCTTTACGGCGCGCTGGTCCCGGAGCGCCTTGATGTTCAGCATGGGGATGTTCCTCAAATGGAAAGCCCCGCCAGTGGCGGGGCAACAAGGGTGCCGGGATGGGACCGGCGCCAGGGGTGAGCGGCCTTACGCGGCCGATCGTTCGTAAAGCCCGAGGCGAGCGACCATGCGCTTGCGCACGGCTTCGTCGTCGATCGGGGCGGATTCCGTCAGCGCCTTGGGGGCGTTGGTGTAGGCGGAGAGGTTGAAGGTCCGCGCGCTGGCATCGGCTCGCGCGGCGGTCGTCGGCAGGATGGCGTCGCAGAAGCCGGCGTCGACAGCTTCCTGCGCGCTGAACCACGTTTCCGCGGTCATCCAGGCGGAGATCTCTTCCGCCGACTTGCCGCTCTTGCCGACATAGGCTTCGATGATCGCGGCATCG